AAAGGTACACACTGCCCCTCTTTTTAACATTTCCCAACGCTATTTTAACATTCGTAAACAATTTGTGGCACGGTTTTTGCTGGGGCGTCACTTTACCACAATTTAACATTTATACGTCAAGTTTGGCACGCTTTTTGCTACACCAAACATTTAACAAAGTTTAGCACAATGTTTCACGTGGAACATCTGTGCCGTTTTTCTGTGCGCTTGTTGTGGTAAATTGTTTCACGTGGAACACAATGTTAAAAAATCATAAAACTGAAAAAATCTTTGGCACGGTTTTTGTAGGGCAAAACGCAAAAAATCTTTTAACTCTAATTAACGCACACACCTGTACTTTTCTGAAAGAAAAGCACTATATTTGCACCGTGATTGATAACTAAATGTGTAACTAATAACAATTAAAACTATGAGCGAAGAAAAAAGAAACGCTTTTGACGAATTTTCGTTTGACGCTATCACGGCATTGGGCAACCTTATGGCGTGCAGCGAAGTATGTAAGAACCAACGTGCGGTAATGAAAATAAACCGTTTCCGTGCGTGGCTGATGGACTTGCAGCCCGAAAAGGCAGAGCCACAACTACCGTTTGACGATGAAACAAAAGACAACAACTAATTTATTAACGTATTAAACTTGTAGTATTATGAAAAGTTTTGCATCTAAATTTAACAAGACAACTTTCGGTATTGACACCACTAATTTTGCCTACATTAAGCTGGCAGATATGTATAACAGCGCAGAGAATGGCGGCAAGGATGTTATCCACCCTATCAATGGAATGTATGTGCATAAATCACAGCTGGGAGATAGTCCCGTGCTGATTGACGAAAAGGCACAACGGTTGGTTAACCTACCGGCACACATGGCAGAAACGGTAAGAGAGATTTTGCAGGACAGCGAAGCCGTGGACGCTATCAAAGACGGGAAAGTGGGATACACTATCTATGAGTACGAAAGCCACGGCAAAAAGTGTTATTCTATATCTTTCGTGGACTTGTAAGCACATTATTTGTTAACTTTGTAGGGCTGCACCAAACGGCAGCCCTATTTTATAACTAAATCTATACAGATATGCCAAGGATAGAATATAGCATTAATATTTTGAACCGTCTTAATAAGACGAAGTTAAGACAGGACGTGATTAAAGCCAAGGAAAGCAGTCCCGAATATAGGGCAGAGATAAGGCGTGTTTTTCAGATGGCAAACAGGCGCATACAAAACATTGAAAGAGCTGGACTGATGTCACCAGCGGTGGCGGCTTTGAACAAAGGCGATATAACAGGGTACAGCAAGTTTTCAATGAGCGGTAAGACGTGGGAAGAACTTAAATTGGAGTATGGCAGAGCGGTGGCGTTTCTTCGCCAGCCGACCAGCACCGCCACAGGCGTGCGCCAGTATAATGCCCACTTGCAACGGGCATACGACTTGACACCTGACGAATTTAACCTGATGGCACTTGACTTGCAAGGCAAGTTAAGCAGTCTTTCAGATAGTGCCTTTGTGGACAGGTATCTGATGCGTTACAAGGACTTCACAGGGGAAATGGAGCAAAGCGCAGCGGACATAAGCACGCAGATTGAAAGCGAGGCAGAGAGCATCCGCAGGGCGATAGATGCTCAAATACAAAAAGAGGCTGACGAAGTGGTGCAGATTGCATCCGAGATTGAAGAAAACTTTTTCAACACACCGTTTTTTTAACCTGTACTGATATGACGAAAGCAAGCAAAAATAAAAAGGTGGCGTTTGTCTTGCACGGTGGCATCTATAAACCGACCGACATTTGCACCGTGCTGGATATGGCGGTAAATGACAGCAACTTGATAGGCAACAACAAAGGCGAAAAGTTTTATAACGTGCCGTGTTCCTTTGATATTGAAACAACCAGCTTTTACCGTGATTTGGACGGTACAGCATACACCTACGAGCAGACGCAGAGCATGACAGATGCGCAGGGCAGGCGTGCCAAACTTGAAAAGGCAGCTATCATGTACGTGTGGCAGTTTGGCATAAACGGATATGTGATAATGGGGCGCACGTGGGCAGAGTTTACGCAGATGTGCAGCGACATGGAAAAACATTTGGGGCTGGGCGAGAAAAAACGCTTAATTGTGTTTGTGCATAACCTATCCTACGAGTTCCAATTTATGCGAAAGTGGTTTTCATGGCAGCGTGTGTTTTCCATAGACCTACGCAAACCGATTTATGCGATAACCGCAGGCGGCATCGAATTTAGGTGCAGTTACCTGTTAAGCGGTTATTCTTTGGCAAAGCTGGGTGAGCAGCTACGCACGTACAAATGTAGCAAGATGGTAGGTGATTTGGACTACACCAAGATGCGGCACGCAGGCACACCTTTGACCGATGCGGAGATAGGATATTGCGTGAATGATGTCAAGGTGGTTATGTGCTACATACAAGAACGTATCGAGGAAAACAAAGGCATCACCCACCTACCTATCACCAAGACGGGATTTGTGCGGAAGTATTGCCGTGGGCATTGCCTACGCACAAAGAATGAGGCAGACAAAAGCGTACAAAATTGGGGATATGTCAATTTAATGCAGGACTTGACTATTTCGGGCATGGCAGAGTTTGACGCTTTACAGCGTGCCTTTGCCGGGGGCTTCACCCACGCCAACGCAGAATATACAGACAGCATCGTGCAGGACGTTGACAGCTACGACTTCACCAGCAGTTATCCTTACGTCATGGTGTCGGAAAAATATCCGATGTCACACAGCGTTAAAATAGAGGTGAAAAGTAAGGCGCAGTTTGAGTTTCTCCTATCTAAATACTGTTGTGTGTTTGACGTGGAATTTTACGATATTTTCGCCACGCAGACGCAGGACAACCCGATAAGCGTATCTAAGTGCTGGATTAAAGAAAATGCGTGCGAAAACAACGGCAGGATAGTGGGTGCGTCACACATAGCGTTAACCATAACAGACGTTGACTTTTCCGTGTTCAAAGCGTTTTATCAATGGGCAAAGATGCGTGTCGGTGCAATGTACGTGTACAGGAAAGAATATCTACCGACAGACTTTGTAAAGTCTATCCTACACCTGTACGAAGCCAAGACGAAGCTAAAAGGCGTTGAGGGTAAAGAGGTGGAATATCTAAACAGCAAGGAAATGTTAAACAGTTGCTACGGCATGAGCGTCACGAACCCACTACGGGAAGAATTTACGTACAATGGCGAGTGGGATATAAACACGTTGACACCCGAACAGAAAAACGAACTTTTGGAAAAATACAACACCAGCAAAAACCGTTTCCTGTTTTACCCGTGGGGCATCTTTGTGACAGCATACGCACGCAGGAACTTGTTTACGGGCATACATGAGGCTAAAAGTGACTACGTGTACAGCGACACCGACAGCATCAAACTACGAAACGGTGATGCTCATAAGGACTATTTCAGACGCTATAATTATATGGCGGTTGAGAAGCTACGTGCAGCCTGCAAATATCATGGCTTGCCGTTTTCACTATGCGAGCCGACCACTATCAAAGGCATTACAAAAACGCTGGGTGTGTGGGACTACGAGGGCAGATATGAGCGTTTCAAAACGCTGGGGGCAAAGCGGTATATGGTGCAGGAACGTGATGCGCTGAAAGCGGCTGGGCAGTCCTACAATTACAGCCTAACGGTTTCGGGCGTAAACAAAAAGCACGCTATCCCCTACCTGTACGGGAAATATGGCGATGGTGGTATATTTGACGCTTTCACAAACTACCTGCAAATACCGCCACAGGCAACGGGAAAGAACATACACACATACATAGACTACGAGATAACAGGCACACTTACGGACTACACAGGCACGGCAGGCGAGTACAATGAGCGTACAGGCGTGCATCTTGAGCCGACAGGGTACAGCCTAAGTTTGTCGGTTATGTATCTGAATTATTTACGTGGAATTAAATTTAAGGACTAAACAATATGGCAACAAGAAAGAAAACAGACCAGCCCCGATATTACAGCCTAAGCAGCATATTGGGGAAAAACGCAGATTACAACATCATTTTCGGCGAGCGCAGCAACGGCAAAACGTATGCTGCACTTGCCTACGGTATTGAAAACTACGTCACCACGGGCAAACAGATGGCATACATAAGGAGGTGGCGCGAGGATTTGAGGGGCAAACGTGCCGACAGCCTGTTTGCAAACCACACGGCAAACGGCTTTATCGAAAAGGTGACAGGCGGCAAGTACAACGAAGTGTTTTATATGTCAAACAAGTGGTATTTGTCTTACTTTGACGCTGAAAAGGGAAAGCGGACACCCGACACCGTGCCGTTTTGTTACGGCTTTTGTTTGAGCGAGCAGGAACACGAAAAGAGCAGCAGTTACCCGAATGTTACCAGCATCGTGTTTGACGAGTTTTTGACACGCAGGTATTATTTGCCCGATGAGTTTATGTTATTTATGAACCTACTTTCCACTATCATACGCCAGCGGAATGATGTCAAGGTTTTCATGCTGGGTAACACCGTGAACAAGTTTTGCCCTTACTTTACGGAAATGGGGCTGAAACAGGTGGCGGTTATGGAGCAGGGCAGCATAGATATTTATAAGTTTGGCGAGCATGGCGCAACGGTGGCGGTTGAGTATTGCAGCAGCACAGCGCAGCACAAGGAAAGCAATAAGTATTTTTGCTTTGATAATCAAAACCTGCAAATGATAACAGGCGGTAAATGGGAGTTGGCAGTCTATCCACATTTGCCCTGCAAGTACACCCCGAAAGATGTGCTTTTCGTGTATTACATTAAATTTAATGACACGATATTGCAGGGAAACATCGTGCAGGTGGGTAGTGAATGTTTCACCTACATACACATGAAAACAACCCCTATCAAAGACGAAGAAAACAGCCTTATTTATTCGCTGGAGATGAACGGCAAACCTAACTACAAACGGAAGCTATTAAGCACCGCCACGTTTGTTGAGCAGCAAGTGGCACGTTTCTTTGCGATAGACAAAGTTTTTTACCAAGATAACGAAGTGGGCGAGATAGTACGCAATTATCTTATTACGAGCGCAAAAAGTAACATCGTACCCACCCGATAAGAATAAACGTGCAGTTGTGGCAAAAACCGTGTCACGCTGCACGCTTTTTATAAAAAATGCACTATCTTTGCAGTAGTAATAACTCTAATTTATTTTCGTATGGACACAGGACAGATTATTGATTTGGTATCAAGTTTGGGTTTTCCTATCGTGATGTGCGCAGCCCTGTTTTATTACATGGTGAACCAGCGTAAAGCGTACAGCGCAGAACTTGACAACCTACGTACCACGCTGGAAGAAAACACAAAGGTTTTGACCGAACTTTCAACCCTTATTAAACTGATAGCGAATGAACATGAAAGATAACATCTACAAGTTGTACCAAGCGCAGATAAAAGACAAAGACACAGCGGTAACGTCTTTTATTGCACGGGCTTTGGCGCAAACACAGAGTATGTTTGTGTGGTCAGGTTTGCCCGACAGCATACCAGCCAAGGAACTGGAGCGTATGTTGCAAACAGGCGGTGACGTGTTTGTAACACAGGTGGAAAACACCCTGTACGCCTTGCAGGGCGGCAAAGGTGGCGAGGTGGACGCATACGGCAGACCGACTTTGTACACGGTGGCGAACCCCGCTTTGAAGCTAAACAAGACGTACAACATACAGGCTGATGGCGTGCTGATAGAGAATGACCCGAACGGGGACAGCCTTTTGCCGTTGCTGGGCAAATATGCAGTCCTGTACACGGACGGACTTATTTCGCTGAACACCGCCAGCGTGCTGACACGTATCACGATGCTGATAAGTGCATCCGATGACAAAACCCGACAGAGCGCAGAGGAATTTTTGCGAAAGATAATAGACGGTGATTTTTCTATCATAGGCGAAAACGCTTTTTTCAAAGGCGTGCAGATGCAAACAGCACCCACCACGAACAGCGTGTATATTACGCAGCTTATTGAGTTGGTGCAGTACTACCGTGCGAGTATGTTCAATGATTTGGGGCTGAACGCAAATTATAACATGAAACGTGAACGTCTGAATTTGGGCGAGGTGTCTATGAACGTGGATGTGCTTTTGCCATATGTGGACGGTATGTTGAGAGAGCGCACAGAGGCGGCACAGCGTATCAATGAAAAGTACGGTACGGAAATATCCGTGAAGCTGGGCAGCAGCTGGGCTTTGGAGCGTGAAAACTACATGGCGTTAAGCCGTGATTTGACGCAGCAGATTGAAGCACCAGCGGACACGCCAGCGCAGGAAACAACCGAAACAACCGAAACGGACGGAAACGAAACCGAAACAACCGAAACGGAAGAAACGGAAGAAAACGAAACCGAAACGGAAGAAACGGACGGAAACAAAACTGAAACAGACGAAAACAGGGAGGACAAACAATGACGTATAAAGAACTTTTTGGAACAGCTGGAAACGGCATCTTTGCCAGCATCTTTTATGCTGACTATCCTACGCAGTACGCTGCAATTTTCGGTGACACGCCAGCCGAAAAGCTGGACTTGTATGCGCTTATGAACTTCGGGCAACGCACGGTGATTGACGCAGTAACGGCAGACACCGCACACGATATTGTTTCTTCGGTGATAGCGGTGAACGTGCAGGGCTGGGAAAAACAGGCGGCAGCTATGTTGGCAGATTATGACGTGACGAACCCGACAGGCGAAACGATAACACGTACTGAAAGCACCACGGAAACGGAAACAGGAAACGGCACGGACACGGCATCAAACGTGCCTTTTAATGACAACGACTTTACAGACGTGGACAAACAGACGCAGCAAGAAACAAAGAACGGCACACGGGAAACAGAAACAACCGAAAAGCGTACAGGTATAGGCGCAAACAAAAATTTTTCGGAAGCTATTGCAAAAGAAATGGAGTTAAGGCGTGATAATTGGAGAAAAAACATTATCTTTGCCGTTGTAAACGAAATTACGTTAAGCATTTATGTATAAACTTTTTAATTTTATAAAATTATGGTAGTAACTCAGATTTATTCTTTGATTAAAAGCGTTTCAAGTGAAGTGCTGGGAAAAACCGACCTTGTTGCTGAGGATTTGACGGGCATCGTGGATATGGGTACGGAAGTGTTCAATCAAAACGCAGTTGACAACTACGTGAAGTCACTTGTTAACCACATTGGCAAGGTGATTTTCGTAAACAGACCGTATTCCGGCAAAGTGCCGTCTGTGCTGATGGATGCGTGGGAGTTTGGCAGCGTGCTGGAGAAAATTTCGGCAGACGTACCCGAAGTCGAAGAAAACGAAAGCTGGAACTTGAAAGACGGCAAAAGCTATGACCAAGACGTTTTCCACAAACCGACCGTCACAGCCAAGTTTTTCAACTCTAAAGTCACGTTTGAAGTGCCTGTATCTATTACAGAACGGCAGGTGAAAGAAAGTTTTTCAAGTGCTGCACAGCTGAACGGATTTATTTCGATGATTTATGCAGCCGTTGAAAAGTCTATGACTATCAAAACGGACGCTTTGGTAATGCGGACTATTAACAACATGGTTGCTGAAACTATTTTGGCAGACGCACAGGCTTTCGGTGCAACGGCAGCAGGTGACATGACAGGGGCGAACCTTGCAAAAGGCAGCACGGCACGATGCGTAAACCTGTTAAAACTTTACAATGACAAGTTTTTCCCCGCTACGCAGGGCGGTAGTGGAACATCGACACCGAACCCCGACGCATTGACAGCTGATAAAGCTATCACCGACCCCGACTTCATACGCTTTGCGTCTTACGTCATGGGTACGTATGCCGACCGTATGCAGAGCATTTCCACCCTGTTTAACGTGGGCAAAAAGGAACGCTTCACCCCGAAAGATATGCTGCACGTGGTTTTATTGTCTGACTTCGCAAAGGCAGCGCAAACCTACCTGTACAGCGACACTTTCAACCGTGGTGACGTGCTTTTGCCGCAGGCTGAAACCGTACCGTTTTGGCAGGGTAGCGGCACGGACTACGCTTTTGCCAACACAGGCGAAATCAATGTCAAGGAAAGCAAAGGCGGTAAAGCCGTTACCGTTACGGGCGTGCTGGGTGTGATGTTTGACCGTGATGCGCTGGGCGTGTGCAATCTTGACAGGCGTGTGACTACAAACTACAATGCGAAAGCAGAGTTTTTCAACAACTATTACAAGTTTGATGCCGGGTACTTCAATGACACCAACGAAAACTTTGTCGTATTCTTTGCAGCCTAAATAGATATTTGTTTTTTAAGGTAGGGCGGTGTGGTGCAGGTGAAAGCGCATTGCACCGCCTTTTAATTTACACAGATATGGTAACTATTGATTTATACAGCTATACAGGACACCCCGACACCGTTAACAAAGTGTTGGTAAGCCCTACGCAGGTGGCTGGGGCGTTAAGGCAGGACGTTGACATACTTCACCCTGTTTTTAAGTTGAAACAATCACCTATGCCAAGATACAACTATTGTTACGTGCAGGCATTAGGCAGGTATTACTTCATTGACAGGGTGGAATATGTTGGAAACAACACATACGAGATTTCCTGCACCGTGGACGTGCTGAAAACGTATGAAGATGCGATATTGGAGGCAACCGCCACCGTGCTGGAAAGTGACACGCCTTTGCCCTACATATCCACACGCAGAAACGTGTACGACAGACAGCCCAACATCGAAAAGGTGGTCTTTCCAAACACAGGGTTATTTAATGAGAATGGCAGCATCGTAATGGTAACTATAAAAGGACGTACAAAAAATGGCTGAACTAAATGTGATAAACAACATACCCCAAACCACGTACAGGGTTGAGGGTGACGATTTTAACGGTTATCGTATTTACGTCACACCGCTAAACGGTGCAAAGATAGTAATATCACCTGCACCGACCTACACTTATTCAGAGTCTGGCGAACAAACCACATACGACTTTGATAAGCTTTCAGAGGATGAAGTTTCAAACGTGTGGGAGTTTTTGCCCGACCCACCCGACAGCCCTGTTACTTTGAACGGGCAGACCACGGGCGGCATACCGCAACCGACCGTTAACGTGACGAACAACATAGCGGACACCACGGAGATGCACACGTTTGACGGTGAAACGTGCGTGATAAACATTACAGGCAAGTACAGAGGTTATTCCTACTTTGACGCAAAAGCATCGTACACAGGTGCAGACGGGCAGCCGAAAGAAAAGGCGTTGACGGTTAACGGTGATAATGCCACCGTGACGATAACAGATGCGGACTTTGACGCTGGAATAACCGTCACAGGCGAGTATGTGTTGGGCATAGAGGTGGAAAACACGTTGACAAATTGCAGCGTTTCGGGGCTGCAAGAAAAGTACAGACCAAGCGACACCCTGCAAGTAACAATCACAGCGAACGCAGGCTGCACTTTCAGCAAGACGGAAAACAGCCCTAAACTTTACGTGTCAGCATTTGCAGGCGAAAAGGACATACCTTTTGACTTCGAGGACGGTGCAACAACCGCCACGCTGGAGCAGGCATTGCAGGAACTTGCAAACGAGGGCTACGAAACATTTATTTTGCAGGGCGGCGCAGTTGAAAGCACCCCGATAGCGAAAAGCTATGGAGCGATAAACGTGTATGTGGTGACAACTGATGCTCTGGACGCTTTTGCACAAGACCGTTTCTATGAAAGCGAGGACAGATGCAACTACGTGAACCGACTGAAACGTATCTTTACAGACGTACCGACCGCAGGACAGACAACCATACAGCTGGGCAACGAACATACCAGCATACAGGCGCAGACACCAGCGCAGACACGGTTAACGCTGGACTTCGGGAACGTGGAGATACCAGCACCCAACGGAAACGCCACGGACTACGAAAGCGAAGTACAGATGTTCATACCGTTTCACGGCTTTGTCAGCATACCAGCCGACTACGCAGGAAAACAGGTTAACTTGACGTGCGTGCTGGATATTGTCACAGGCGAGGGCGCAGCGTTGCTTACGACAGATGGCGTTACATTTGCCGCCTACGATATAGAACCGTCACAGGACGTTTTATACAGGACGGTGGCACAGCAAGTGAACACGATAGGCGGTGACAGCTGGAGCAACAAAACCCTGTACGGTTTAGAGCCTTATTTGTCGGTGAAGTGGTACGCCAGCAAAACCGCAGGCAGAGGCGCAACATTTTTGAGGGCAAAAATAGGCGATTTAAGCGGCTTTAATGCGCTTGACGATATAACTATCATTTCGGCAGGCGATATGTTGGCAGAAGAACAGGAAAGCATATACACGGCTTTGCGAAACGGTGTATATGTTGAGTAATAGAAAAGGCGGCAACCCTGCACAGGGAAACCGCCTTTTTCAATCAAAAGCAAGCAAGTATTAAAACGGCGGGATAGGATATTTGTCACACCACGCATTAAAGTCAGCATCTAAATGTTTTGACGATACAAAGTTTTCAAGACGCTGCACCTGCAATTTAAGGAAAGCAACGTCACCAGCCAAGCCGTTTTCTTTCATGTTGTGCGTTTCTTCGAGCGTGTTTGCCACGCTGATGGCGATAGTCAAACTTTCGGAAATGCTTTGCAGGTTATTAGAAAACTTGCTTTCACCAGCTAAAAAGTCCACGTGTGACCGTGTTTGAGTAAGCAGCGTTTCAAACGCTTTGAATAAATCTACTTTTTGGGTTTTCATATTCTTTGCAGTTTAATAGGTTATTGTTTTTTCGGGAACTTGATGGTACCACCGTGATATATGTACGTTGTGTCAACGGTTACGATGGTGGCTTTGCCACTACTCAATGTTTCGTGGTGAACGCTGCACGACTGAAAGATACCAGCCATAAACATGAGCGCAAACCACACGACAAAGATAGCGACAACCATAGCGAACTCTTTGAGAGCCTGTAATGGATTTTCTTTAATGTACTTGACAAAATCTTTCATACTTGTAAAAATTTATTGTTAAACTTATGCTTGTTTGATGCCTATCAAAGCGCAGTCAAACGGACGATATTTGCACGCCTTTTTGTAAACCTGTGGAAACGTACCTGTGAAAACAAGTGTAGTTTTTTCACCGCTGATGTATTCATAAACACAAATGTAAGTATAAACTTATTTTTCATATCTTATATATTTTAATCACGGTGCAAATATAGTGCTTTTCTTTCAGAAAAGTACAGGTGTGTGCGTTAATTAGAGTTAAAAGATTTTTTGCGTTTTGCCCTACAAAAACCGTGCCAAAGATTTTTTCAGTTTTATGATTTTTTAACATTGTGTTCCACGTGAAACAATTTACCACAACAAGCGCACAGAAAAACGGCACAGATGTTCCACGTGAAACATTGTGCTAAACTTTGTTAAATGTTTGGTGTAGCAAAAAGCGTGCCAAACTTGACGTATAAATGTTAAATTGTGGTAAAGTGACGCCCCAGCAAAAACCGTGCCACAAATTGTTTACGAATGTTAAAATAGCGTTGGGAAATGTTAAAAAGAGGGGCAGTGTGTACCTTT